GGTACGGATCGGCTGCTGGCCGGGCCCGCCGTCCGTTCGCTTGCTCAACGCCCCCGGTCCGGAGACCGGGGCGGGGTTGCTCGGGGTCCGAGGACCGCCACTCGCCACGGTCTCCTCCTATCAGGCGCTGGTGCTGGACTGGGTAGGCGGGGTGCGCCGTCCGTTGGTGTCGTTACCCCGGTTCGGGGTGTCGCCGCCCTTGTTGCCGTCACCGATGATCGTCGGCACCCAGTCGATCATGTGGGTGTCCGACTGCGGACGGTCGTTCATGTAGTTGGTGGACTCATCCATCGGCGCCTGGGTGTGCGCCTCACCGATGTCACCCTGAAGGTGCATCATCGGCATCGCGGACTGGTGGTACGGGTTCGGCGCGAGGAACTGCGCTGCTCCGTCACTCATCGTCTGGCTCCTTCTTCTGCAACGCAGTGCGCTTCGCGTACTGCCGCTTGTTCGCCCACTCGCGAGTCCCGTGCTCCATGCACCACACAGCAGACGGGCCCTTCACCGGATCTTCGCACCCCTCATGCGAACACACCGACCACACCGGCGGCGGAATCAGGTCCATCAGCGGCGCGAGAGCACGCGGAATCGCCAGGCAGTTCAGGTAGTGACCCTCTTCGCGGCCACACCTCGGACATGTGAAACTCATGCGGGAATCGCCCTCTTGATCGAAGAACGCAGGTTCGGCTGACCGTTACCGCCCAGCCCAGCCAGCATGGTCATCAGGTCCGGCCGGCCACCGGGACCGGCCTGGGCCTGCCCAGGGGCGATGCCCTGCGGAGCGCCGGTCAGCGGGTTCACCCCGAACGGCGTCTGACCACCGCCAGGCCCGCCCTGCTGCTGCTGGTCCATTCCAGCGTTCGCCGCCGCACCGCCCGCAGCACGGGCGGACTGCTCCGGCTCCGCGAAGGCCAGCAGGATCGCCTCGTGCATCGGGGTGCCCTTCTCACGCATCCCGATGATCGACGCGGCTTTCCGCAGGATCTCCGTGGGATCCATCCCCTGCTGCACCATGATCCCAGCAGAGGACAACAGCCCGAACACGCCCTGCTTCAACGCGTCTTCGACCTGCTCAATGTCGATCTGCGCTTGCATCTGCGTGATGTCGATATCCATGGGCAGCTGCCGCTGCACAAAGTCGCGGCTGACCTGCTGGTCACCGCGCAGCTGCAGCAGGAACACGAGGGCCTGGTTCGGGTTGAGGCCGGACGCGAAGCCGTGCGACACCTGCACCTGGTGGTTCCCGGCGATGTCCCGGACGGGCCGGTACTTCTCCTCGAAGGGAGAGCCGTTGACCATCCCCCGGATTTCCTTGTCGTCGTCCGGCCAGAACTTCTCGTCCATCTCGAAGGCCATCTCCAGCGCATGCTGCAGGGCCTGCCCGATGACGGTCTGACCGGTCGCGATTTGGATGTCGTAGCCGGAGTTGAGGGCCTCAACTCCCCGGCCGGTGATGATCGACGCCTGAACGTCGCCGGTCGCGGCGGCAGGGGTGCGCGTCGCGACCCGCAGTTCCTGCTCCAACTGCGCTTCCTGCTGGAATGCGGCCGCCGGGTAGTCGACGCCCACACGGCGGATGTCCTGCGGGCGGGACGTGCGGATGATCGCGTCGTCACCCATGGGGATCTTCTGGACATCCGGGGGGATCGCCAGCGGCGCGCGTACGGTCTGGTTGGTGGCCTGCAGTCCGAGCATGGCGATGCGGGCCCGCGCGAGTTGGATGTACGGCACGTCATCGAACTGGCCGCGTGTCTGGTTGTCGAAACTGGGCTTCATCGCGACGACAACGGGAACCTTCCCGAACGGGTTCGGGAGGTTCATCAGAACCTGGTTCTGCCGCTCGGGGAGGAACAACACGATGTTGTCGCCGTCCCAGTACTTCACGCACTCCAGCTGCGCGTCACCCGAGCCGGAGCGCATCGTCCCGGCTTCCTCCCCGATGATCCGGGACGCGTACTGCGGGAACTTGTCGGCGAGCTGCCACGCGGGCTCACGCCACACCTTCGTGTAGGAGATCACCCGACCGTGGAGATCCTGCTGCACGTAGCTCTTCAACGGATTGTCGAAGCGGATGAGGGGGCGCTTCCGCTCGAAGTCCGGTTCGATGACGATCGGCATGGAGCCGTACGACAGGTACCAGTCGCAGCCCTGGGGGAGCCGCAGGCGAACCTGCGACTCCTCCACGTACGAGTACGCGATCTTCGTGCGCTTCTGGGAGATCTTCCGCGCACGGTCGGAGGTCATCACCCCGGCGGTGCAGTTGATGCTCGGCATCACGCCGAGGTTCTCGGACAGCTGCCGGGCGGCGACATCGATGGAGTTCGCGACGATCGACTTGGGCCACGCGTCAGGCATCGTGCCCGGCTGGACCGCCGCGAAGTTGTTGGTGCGAACGTCGTACACCTGCATGTTGCGGCTGTCACGCTCTGCGTCACGGCGCCGCAGTGCGTCAACCAGCTTGGCGATCTTCGCGATGTCCTGCATGTCCGCACCTCCTTCGATGATCCTTACTGTACGGCCGGGGGCTCGATCTCAGTAGGGGTCTGCGCGGCGACACTGTGGATTGCCGCCCAGGTAGACGCCGGATACACCTGCCGGAACGCTGTTTCAGCGGCCGCGACGGCGATCGCGATGAACGCGGTCCGGGTGAGGTGATCCGAGCCGAGGAGGAGAAGCTGCGGGATCGCGGTGAACGCGAAGATCCGCAGCAGGCGCAGGGCCTGCTCCCGCAGATGGGTCTGCGCGAGGATGTTCTCGATGTAGTCGAACATGAGCATCCCTTTCAGCTGATCGGCGCGTCGTGGGTCGCGCGCCACGTGATCGGGCCGATCTTGCCGTCCACGGTGAGCATCTTCTCCGCCTGGAACAGGCGGCAGATCTGCTCCGACTGCGGGCCGTACATCCCGTCCACATCGATCGGCCAGCCGCGCCACGCCATGTACGTCTGCCACATCGTCACGCGGAACCCCCGCGTGAAATTCTCGATGAGGTGCCCGTCGTAGTCCTCCCACGCGGGTACCGGATGCGGCTCCGGCTGCGGGGCGGGCTGGCCCCCCGGGCGGGGCGCACCGGCGTGCACCCACTCGTACAGCTCATCGCCGGGGCAGTCGGTGTTGTAGCCGTCCCGGTGAGCGAGGATCTCCCCTCCGGCGCCGTTCCCCTGCAGATACTCGATGGCGTCCCGCAGGCCGTTCTTCAGGTCACCCGACAGCTCTTCGTTGGTGCCCTGGATCGCGCAGATCGCGTAGTGCGCCAGGTTGAGCGGCTGGTCACCGTTCGCCCCGGACTCCTTGCCCTTGCCCCGAGCCTCGTACACGACGCCGTGCTGGCACACGACGAGGTTGTACGCGATGTCGACCCACCCCTGGTGGGGGTCGGCGAGGTGCTCCGCGCGGATCGCCAGCACCTCGTTGTGGCATGCGTCATGCGCGGGCGTGTCGTACGGCCCACCAATCCAATGGATCTTGGATCCTCGGGCGGTCGGCATGTCCGCCGCCGGGGTGTCCAGTGGGGCACCCCATTCGGCACGGGTAACGAACTCCATGATCATCCCCTCGCAATCGCGGCGTTAGCCCAGAACATGGCCTCTTCCAGCTTGGTCAGCGCGAGAGACTTCTCCCGGCCTTCCGGCAAACTGTCCACCCAGTCATGCGCCAGTCCGCGCGCCAGAGCTCGCACCGCCTCGTGCAGCACGATCTTCTCCGGGGATGGCGGGTGGTGGTTGAACCTGTGGTCGATGTCCTCATGCGGGAATCGTGTTGTCATGCCCTCTCCTCTACCAGTCCATCGTTCCGTCCCAGAACCCGCCCGCGCTCTGCGCCAGCGCATAGTCGATGTCCAGCACCATGCGGGACTGCGCGGCCTCTCGCGTGTCGAACTCCGAACTCGACAGATGGTACGACTCGTACTCCGCCGCGAGAAGTTCCTTGCAGCGGATCTCCGCGAACCACAGTGCCATGACGGTGTCCGTGCGGCCCTTAGTCTCCGGGAACCACGTCGACAGCTGCTCGAAGAGTGCTTTGCTGCCCTCCGAGTTGTGCCGGGACGGCAGCTCGATCAGCTGACGGCCATACTCCCAGTTCTTGAACAGCAACGCCATCGCGGCGACACCGAAGTCCACGTCCCACTTCTTGCCGTCCGTGTGGTGCCCGGCGAGCTGGCAACCCCGGGCGTGCATGTAGTTCTGCAGGTCGATGTCCTGGACGATGGACTGCTGGAACGCGTTCCGTTCAACACGCCACTCTTGGATGCCGTACTTGTCGGTCCACTCCTGCATGACCTGCCGCAGCTGATGCGGGAGCAGCCCAGCCTTGTTCAGGACGTTGATGACGTACCGCTTCCCGGTGGAGCGGTCCAGGCCGACGACAACGATCGCGGTGTAGTTCACGGCTGCCGGGTCCAGCCCGGCGACGACGTACAGGCCGTCCATTCCGAACTTGCGGTGCCCAGGCTGCCCGGCGATCATCCGGCCCGCGTAGCGGCGTTCTTCCGTGCACGCCTGCAGATCCTTCGGGTCGAAGATCGAATCCTCGGCCACGTCTTCCTGCTGGAACACCAGAGCCCAGTTCCGGGCGCTGGTCTTGCGGCGCTCCAAGGCCAGCGCGGTGCCGTCCTTACGCGGCCACAAGCCGCTCTCGTCCTGCGTGACGAGGGCTCGCGCCTGACGGGACACCGGCGGGCGGTTGCTCTTGGGCCAGAGCGTCACCCAGTCCTTGGGGTCCGCCGCGAACTCTTCCACCGCAGGCTGCGTCAGTAGCGTCCACGGGGACACCTCATCGGCGTAGTACTCGGGCTTGAAGATCTCCCGGTACAGGTCGACGGGTGCGAGGCGCGTCCCGATGAGGAGGCACCGGCCGCCGTAGGAGTCCGCGCGGTTCACAACCTCCGTCTGGATCCAGTTGATCTGCTTCGCGAAGAGGTGCGCGTTCGAGCCGAGCACACAGTCGTCCATGATCACGAGGTCCGCGCGGTTGCCGTAGATCTGCCCGCCGATACCGATCGCCTGGATGGTGGGGGTGTGCTCGCCGGAGTCGGCGCCGGACACGTAGATCTTGTTCGCGGACCAGGACGCGGCGTCTTCCGCGAACGGCCCGAAGTCCGTTTGCAGCTTGATGTACGTCTCGGACTCCGCAAGACGGTCCTTGATCGACTTGAGGAACTTCTTCGCCATGTCCTCCGTCTTCGAGACGAGGATCACCCGGATGTTGGGGTCCTGGCACACCCGCCACGTCACGTAGTTCTCCGTGATGGTGGTCGTCTTCGAGTGGTCCGGCGGGGTGTTGATGACGAGGAGACTCGCGTCACCCGGCACGTACCGCTGGTTGGGCCGAAGGTCGCGCGGCTCGCGACCTTCAAGCAGGTCGAACCACTGCAGCTGGTGCCGGAACATCGTCGTGTCGAGGTACGTCTGGCAGAACTCCGGGAAGTCGGGGATCTCCTTGCGGTTGGTCGCGGACACGCCGAGGGCGGCCATGCGGGCGGCGTCTGCTCGCGCGGCGAACTCGCGGTCGTCTTTGCGGTACTTGTCGTAGCTGGAGCGTGAACGCCCGGCCGATTGGCAGGCCACTTCCACGGAGTGTCCGGCGCGGAGCGCCGTGAGGATGATCTTCTTCGCGTTTTCGGCGGACACCATGGTGCCCTTGCCGCCCAGGTAGATCTTCGCCATGCGGCTAGTGTGCCCGCCGGGCAGCGGCTATCCGCTGCGCAGAGCCCGAGCAGCGGGCCGTGTACGCCCGCAGCCGGTCGTATTTCTCCGCCGTGCCGTGCCCATCCCAGTGCGCCTCATCGGGTGCCCAGCGGACATGGGGGAACAGATCTAGGTCGGCGGGGTTGATGTGCCAGCACATCTGCCCGTCGATCGTTTCGACCGTGAGGACCGGCCACGGGTCGTTCGGGTCGCTGTACGCGAGGAACGCGGTGGGAAACGCGGCCGCCAGGTAGGCGAGGAGGTGCGCCCGCTCGCGGTACAGAGCGGACATGTCGGCTTTGGTGGGCTGCGGCTCGCCATGCAGGCGCGGCCCATCGGGCGGGCACTCCGTGCCGTCGCTGTGGTTGCCGTGCTCATCCATGATCACTCCAGTGCAGATGTGGGGCCCCTACGGGGCAGCATCGCATGGCCCACGAGGTGGCACCCGGTGCCACGCAGAGTGCCATGTAGCAGAGCTTCACAATCAGTATGCGAACCGTTAAGAAACTCTCACGCAAAAAAGTCTAAACCCAACATCGAGACCTGCCCCACAACGCCCCAAATGTCTATTTTTGCTCCATGATACGCTTCCCAGGTCAGCAGGCCCCCCGGGCCTGAAGGCCACAACATGCCGCCAAGCGGCACACCCGCTGACCAGCGCCAACACCACGCAAGCCCGCGAACGCGGACACAGGCTGGCCCGCCAAGCGGGCGACCCCAAGGGAGCACGCCCCCACGGGCCAGCCACACCAGCGGAGGATTCCGCCACACACGGCGCTGGGCTCCAGCCCAGCCCGCGCGGCCGGGATTTAACATCCCGGGGTCAAAGCGGGCCCGTTCGGGCCCAAACGCCGTGATCTGCCCGTGATCCACGCGGCCGCGTGGGCAAAGCAGGCGAGGCGCCCCGCCGACTCGCCTCTTGCTGCGCTGCGAGGGCGGTCGGGGGTGGGCTGGGGTGCACGGATGTGTGCGTTTGCACGCTGCTCGCGGGCCAGGCGTTGCGCTGGCCCGGTGTGCGCGCACGCGCGTGTTCTTACCCCCGCCGTTTGGCGGGGTGTGGTGTGCACCGACGGGCCGTAGGCTGTCGGTGGTGGGTGGGTTGGGGGGCAAGCCCCCGCTGGCTAGCGGGCTGTGCGTGCGGGCCGCCCGGAGGGCCCGCACGGCGTGGTGTGTGTGCCCGCGTACGCGGGTGGCGTGCAGGCTGCCCCCCGGCTCATCGCTGCTCGCTTCGCTCGCTGCTCTTCGCCGACCCCCGTGTGTGTGGTGGCTGGTGCTGG